GAACTACGACCAGTTCTGCCTCGTGGTGGACAGCATTTACAAAGCCGTTCAGACTGCGCAGGAAGGCTGGGAGAACTACGAAGATGGAGTTCCGAAGGATGGGAGTGTGGACGATGAATAGACTAGATAAAGTTTACAAGGGGCTTGAGTGCTGTATAAGTCTCAATGGTGGGCCTATGGATCACGACTGCAAGGAATGTCCGTATAACGTTGGAGATAAAGACGATACTTGTATATCTATCATTCCGATGTTGGAAGATGCGCTGAAAGCACTGAAAGAATACGATAGTGGAATGCAGACTCTGGGTGAAATGAACGATGCCCTATGTGAAAAGATCGCAATAAAACAAGTCGCACTAAAGCGCATTGCTGATATTGCCTATGACTATGACGGATATGATTCTGTTGAGGGATTAAAAAGCCTAATTGATGAGATAAGGGAAATCGCCATAAAGGCCGTACAGAATTTGGAGGGCTGACGATGAGTGAAACATCCAGTATTTCAACACTACAAATCCCGATTATGGTTGCGAAAACTCATGTGGCCACGCGCTGTTTAGTCTGCGATGAAACCATTGATTTAGGCACATATTATGATAAAGCCGATGTGCGATACATCTGCGATAAATGTAAGGCGGCTATTCGATGGGCGCGGTACAGAATGAACGAAGAACGCAGAGATAACGGAAAGAGGGCTGACGATGAATGACCGAGACAAGGTGATTTCTAGGCTTCAAATCATCAGAACATGGGCAGAAGTTGGCAAAAACTACGATGGCATACAGGGCGATGGTTGTCTGAGAGATATAGTGGACTGGATAGATGACGCGCTTGTTTTGCTGAAAGAGCAAGAGCCGAGGGTGCTGACACTGGAGGAAGTGGAAGACCTGCCGTATGGGCATGTGCTGATCGAAACCGACAAAAGCGATTCGCTGCGTTGGCTCGACGCTTTGCTGTTCTGCAAAAACACGAATTACAGCTTCGACTTCATCACGCTGGAAGGTCGGGCGCGGTTGTTGGGAACGGAGTATAACCGGGAATGGCGTTGCTGGTCTGCGAAACCGACCGATGAGCAGAGGGAGGCCGTGCCGTGGATGGAGTGTCAATCTTAAACACATATATGGAGTGGACAAAATCGAGCATAGCAATCTTGTTGTTCTTAAATTTATTTCTGACGGCTGGAATCTTTGGCGGAATTGTACTGCTTTTCAATGATGAATATATCGGGGGCTTTGTGATTGGAGCCTGTATAGCCGGAATAGTGCTAACGTTTATTTACATACCAAAAACCGAACACATTCAAGCTATGCTGGATGATTCGGTATCCTACGTCGAGCTGACAGACAGATACGAGATCGTCAAATCAGATGGACGAATCATAACGATGATTGAGAAGGAGCAGAACAATGAGACTCATTGATGCCGACGCGCTGATGACGAGATTGGATGCTTTCTCATCGTATTATAGCCCGAATGACAACGACTGCCTGTATGAACGTGATCGAAAGTTTGCCGTACTTGATGGCCTTGGTTTGGCTAAAGCAGCGGTCAAAGAAGCGCCGACAGTATACGCATCAGACTGGATGAACGAGATGATGATTGAAGACGAACGGATCAAGAAGGAGAAGAAGGATGATCAACAGAGTAAGCCACCTCTTGGCGTAAAACCGTATTGGATGGTTGCGTGGAGCCGAATCTCAGATTTGGCTGAAGCCATTGAGCGGCAATACGAAGACGAAAACGGGAGCACCGAACTTGTTGAACTGTGGGCAAAAGAGATTGTTCTGCAATGCCAAATCCTCAACCGATTAAAGGAGTCGAATAATGAATATTTTGAAAAGGCTTCTTTGTAGGCATGATTTTGTCTTTGTTCGAAAATTGTATGGCGATGAGATTAACACCCACAATGGCAAGCGCAACGAATACCGCTGTGAGAAATGCGGCGTGTATAAATGGAGATAACTTAAAGGAGCAGAAGGATGACGAGAGATGAATTTATGGCCTACGCCGAGAAAGAGATTGATGCGGTGCTGAAGACCCACAAAAACCGCATATTGGATGTGGTGTATCGGGCATGGGCAGAGGGGAAAAAGAGCGCGGAGATTGATACTCTGACTGAGACTGTAAGACAGGCGCTTGAACGGATGGAGAAGAAAGATGACGCACCCGTGTGAGCACTGCCAAATCCGCAAGATGTACGCCCGAACTTTTGATTTTCATTTCTATGGAGAGGACTGTTTCTATGAATGCAAAGAGTACGAGCACTGGAAAGCCGAAAACCCTGATCGCCATACCGGCGATGGACACGGTGAAGACGGAATTCATGACCTGCCTGATGGCCTTAAAGCAGGCAGGGGAGATGAGCCTGACCGTCGCACAGAATTCCCTCGTCTATAACGCCAGGTCAGACCTGACCCTCAAAGCCGTCAAAGGCAATTACGACTACATCCTGTGGCTGGACTCCGATATGTCCTTTGCCCCCGACCTCGCGCAGAAGCTGCTTGAGGACGCCGAGCAGGGGCTGGACTTTGTCACCGGCATCTGCTTCAAGCGTACCATCCCAACGACGCCCACCATCCTGAAGACCTGCGAATGGTCCTGCAAGCCCAACGGTGAGAAAGAGGGTAAGGTCGAGTACTTCGAGGACTACCCAGCTGACTCGCTTTTTGAGGTGGCAGGCGCGGGGATGGCGGCATGCCTTACGAAAGTGGATATGCTGAAGCACGCCGCGAAGCACTTCGTCGGATCCCCTTTCGAGCCCTTGCCTGGGCTGGGTGAGGACTACAGCCTGTGCTGGAGGCTCCGGCAGCTTGGTTATAAGCTGTACTGCGACAGCCGTGTGAAGGTAGGACACATTGGATCATTCATCTACGACGAGGACATTTACAGGAGGCAGGAATGAACGAACCACTTATCAGGCCAATTGAAACTGTCTATAAAGGCTACCGTTTTCGCTCTAGGCTGGAGGCCAGATGGGCCGTGTTCTTTGACGCATGCGGGGTGAAATGGGAATACGAGCCGGAGGGCTATAACCTCGGAAATGGGCTGTATTACCTCCCCGATTTCCTGCTACACGGTGTTGCTGGCCGCGACAGTGGCGACCTTTTCGTAGAAGTGAAGGGCGTGATGTCACCAGTGGATGGAGAGAAGATCAAACGCTTTGTGGAGTGTGGGGGCGTCGAAGAGAACGGACACAAGTATAAATACGCAACCCTGATCGTAGGAAACATTCCAGAGGGTGAAACCGCGGAGGCTATCGATCAGTATATCTCAAACGTCGCCTATATGGGTCCAGCGCCCTATTATTTCAACTTTGAAACCATAGACGGCGACTACTTCGCGGCCCATCCAGGGATCAATACCGAAGGTAAATTTGAGCTCTTTGGCGACGACAGTTCCTACTTCTACAACCACGACCCGATTGCTACTGAGCAGGCGTACCGCCTTGCTAGGCAGGCCAGGTTTGAGCACGGAGAAAAAGGAGCCCTGTATTAATGAGCAACGAAAATCTGAAGCTGATAATCTCCACGGGCAGAAGCCGTAAGGAGATGAACTGGCAGGTACGCCAGGTAACCTGGGGAGCGCTCGTGAAGAAGCTGTCCAAACCAACAAAAACGAGTGAGACTGAGGCTGAGTACGCCGCTATGACCAGGGACGAGCGTGCGGAGGCGAAGGACATCGGCGGGTTTGTCGGCGGCGAGATGTCCGATGCTCGTCGGAAGAAGGACAGCGTGCGCTCCAGGCAGATTATCTCCCTCGACGTGGACTATGGTCCGGCGGACATGTGGGATGATTTTTACCCGACCTGCGCGTGGGAATGCCTCATGCATACCACGCACAGCCATACCAGGGAGCACCCGCGCTACCGCATGTATTTCCCGCTCTCCAGACCGATCTCCCACGAGGAGTACGAACCGCTTGCACGCAAGCTTGCCGAGAGCATCAATATCGAGTACTTCGATGACACCACCTATGAGGTCAACCGCCTGATGTACTGGCCCAGCACCTGCAAAGACGGAGAGTTCAAGGTATGGCGGTGTGACGACGGAGAACTGCTCAACCCCGATGAAATCCTCGGCCAGTACGAGGACTGGCACGATCAGAGCCAGTGGCCGAAGAGCAGCCGGACAATCCACGAAATCCACAAGAGCGCCTCACAGCAGCAGAGCCCGTACAAGAACAAGAACCCGATTGTCCGCTCGTTCGCATTCACCTATGACATCCCAGGGGCTATCGACAAGTACCTTTCCGACGTCTACGCTCCGTCAGAAAACGACCCGCGGCGCTACACCTACATCCCCGGCTCGACATCGAACGGTGTGCGTCTCTACGGTGACAACGACAACCCCGACTCGCCGCCCTGGTGTTTCTGCTACAGCGAGCATGACTCTGATCCCGCGAAGAAGCAGAACCTCAACGCCTTCGATCTTGTCCGGGTGCATAAGTTCCCCGACCTCGACAGCCAAGCCGGTTATGAGGCGATGAAGGAGCTCCTGAAGAGCGACGAGGCGTGGCGGAACGAGTGGCAACGGCAGATCAGCGCGACGGTGGACGAGTTTAAAGTGGACAACCGCGACGACATCCTGCACCGGCAAGAGGAGGACTACACCGAGCTCGGCAACGCCATCAAGCTGAAGGACAGCTGCAACAATATCATGTGCTACCACCTCTCGACCGGCTGGTGCGTGTGGAACGGCTCCATGTGGGAACAGAACGCCGAACAGCTGGCCATGCTTCTGGTGATGAACCAGACAGACCGCCTCCGTGATCACGCCATGCGACTGCTTCAGCTTGCCCCCGAACCGGCGGATAAGCGGAAGAAATCCACCTGGTCGGAGGAATACGAAAGAGCACGCAATGCGCTCGCGTGGGCGGAGAGAAGCCGCGGATACACCAACATGGCGAACACGCTGAAAGCGGCAAAAAGCCTGCTCACGATCAAGAATGCCGACGATTTCGACCGTGACCCCTGGCTGCTCAACACTCCTGACGGCATTGTAGACCTCAGGACGAACGAGATAGGCGAATGCAGGGCAGAGGAGATGTGTACCATGTGTACGCTCCTGACGCCCGATTTCGGCTCTCCCAGACCGATCTGGGACGAGTTCCTTGACCGCGTGACCGGTAACGACAAAGACTTCCAGCGTTACTTGCAGGAAGTCGCCGGGATGGCCATTGTCGGCAAGGTCTATGAGGAAGGGCTGGTCATCGTCTACGGCTCCGGCGGCAATGGTAAGTCCACGCTCTTCAACACATGGCAGAACCTGATGGGCAGCTACTCTGAGACTGTGCGGAACGAAGTGCTGATGGGTAACCGGAACGGCAGTGAGGTGGCAGGACAGAACCTCCTCCGTGGAAAACGGCTTGTCATCACCGGAGAGCTTGAGGAAAACCAGGTGATGCAGAACAGCCTGCTGAAGCGCCTCACCAGCCGCGACAAGATCAGCGCGAACGTAAAGTTCCACGAACCGATCACGTTCACCCCCAGCCACACCCTGATTCTGTACACAAACCACCTGCCGCGCCTGCGCAGCGTGGATGGTGGCACGGTGCGGCGAATCGCTGTGGCACCGTTTGAGACGGTGATCCAGTCCGATGAACGTATCAGCGATTACGCAGGCCTGCTCATCGAAAAGGAAGGCCCTCAGATTCTCGCGTGGATGTGCGAGGGGGCGAAGCGGTTCTATGAGAACCATATGACGCTCAAAAAGCCGCCTGTCGTGCAGAAGGCGACCAGTGAGTACATCAGCGGTGAAGACCTGATCCAGCAGTTCCTCGACGAACGGTGCGAGAGGGTTGACGACTGGAACGCCTGCGTCTCGCTGTCTGAACTGAAACGGGCATTCTCCACTTGGGCCGATATCTACGGCATGCCGGACCGGTACAGTCCGAAGATGTTCACCGTGGAAATCGAGCGTCACGGGTTTGAAATCCGTGAGAGAGGCGGTCACCGGAAATACGCTCATAGGCTCAGAATCCTGCCAGAGGGCTTTGATGACGAGACGGATGCGGAGCTGTAAAGCCCCAAATCCGCGCACCCCAAACCGCGCTCGTTGGGGAACCAGAGTGAAGATGTGAAGATTTACACTGACTTTTTTCAGGTGCTGTTTCAGTGAAAAGTGAAGATGCGAAGATTTACACTGACTTTTTTCAGGCGCTGCTTCAGTGAAAAGTGAAGATGTGAAGATTTACACTGACTTTTTCAGACTTACGCTGTAGCAGATCTTCACCTTAAAAAATCTAGTAATAGCTGAAAAATGGAAGAAAGTGAAGATCTACCATTAATTATATAAGTTGAGAAAAGTTTGAATATATATATAGGAAACTCGTGGTAAAAGATCACATCTTCACTTTTCTAATAATAGCTAGAAAAATTAGCTGTCGTTGTTTTAAAGCCCCTAAAATAATTGACACCCGAGGAGTGATTGTCGCTGAAAAAGAAGATTGGTGTGAAAGACGGCGGGAGGACATCGTGAAAGTAGGAAGGAGTGATGCCAGGTTGCTTGAGAGCAGAGTGGAGGAGTGGCTGAAGAGCCAGACCGAGAAGCGCGGAGGCATGTACCTGAAATTCACCAGTCCCGGTAATATAGGCGTGCCGGATCGAATCATACTTCGAGATGGCAAGGTGTATTTCGTGGAGCTTAAGCAGGAGCACGGCAGACTGAGCCCGATTCAGAAAGCCCAGATCAGCCGGATGCAGGAATGCGGTGCGACGGTATTCGTCGTGTACGGTAAAGCCGGTGCCGAGAAGCTGGTTGCAGACCTCTTCGGTCCGACGCCTAAAACAACGGACGGTTTCGGTATCGAGGAGTGGAGGTGATGATCTACCAGCCGCATGAGTACCAGCGGTACGCCCAGGAACGCATAGAGCAGCAGGACGCCGTTGGGCTTTTATTGGAGATGGGACTCGGTAAGACCGTAATCACCCTGTCCGCCATCCAGTCCTTGATGTACGACAGCTACGAGGTCAATAAGGTCCTGGTTATCGCCCCGTTGCGTGTCGCACAGACAGTCTGGGACGCTGAAGCGGCGAAATGGGAGCACACCAGACACCTGCGGTTCTCGAAGGTGCTTGGAACGGCCCAGGAACGCGCTGAAGCCCTGTCCAGGGATGCTGACGTGTATTTGGTCAACCGCGAGAACGTGCCGTGGATTTGCGGCTTCTACGCCTCAAAAAAGGTATGGCCGTTTGACATGGTCGTGATCGATGAGCTTTCCAGCTTTAAGAGCCGGAATGCCCAGCGGTTCAAGGCGCTTCGGAAGGTCAGGCCCATGATCAAGCGCATCGTAGGACTGACAGGTACACCGGCACCCAACGGGCTTCTGGACCTGTGGCCGCAGATGTACCTTCTCGATCAGGGGCATGCGCTGTACCGGACGCTGACCCAGTATCGGGATGAGTTCTTCACCCCTGGCAAACGGAACGGCCAGATCGTGTATGAATGGCGGCTGAAGCCCGGAGCGGAGGAGCGGATTTACCAGCGGCTGTCCGGTCTGGTGGTCAGCATGAAATCCCAGGATTACCTGCGGATGCCGGAGCGCATCGACAACGTCATTCGTGTGAAAATCCCACAGGAGGCGAAGGAACAGTATGACAAAATGGAGCGGGATCTTGTCCTGCCTCTGAAAGACCAGACGATCACTGCCACGTCCGCTGCGGTGGTTTGCAATAAACTGCTTCAGATGGCTGGCGGGTCCATCTACGACATGGACGGAAAATCCCACGAGCTCCATCGGGCGAAACTGGATGCCATGCAGGACATCGTCGAGGCGGCAAACGGAAATCCCATACTGTGCTATTACGCCTATAAGCACGAGCGTGACCGGCTGATGCAGGAATTCCCACAGGCACGGGAACTGAAAAGACCAGAGGATGTAGCGGCCTGGAATGCGGGAAAGATTCCCATCCTGCTGTGTCATCCCGACAGCGCAGGACACGGACTCAATTTGCAGGCGGGTGGCCATGTGCTTGTGTGGTACGGGCTGACCTGGAGCCTTGAAAAATACCAGCAGGCGAATGCGAGGCTGCATAGACAGGGGCAGAAGGAAGCGGTGGTGATCCACCACATCGTAGCAGAAGGCACCATGGATGAGCGTGTTCTTGCCGTTTTGAAGTCAAAAGACCAGAGACAGGACGCCCTTATGGAAGCCGTGAAAGCAAGAATTAAGGAGTTGAGCAAAGATGAGCGAAGTTAAAAATCCCAGCCGTCAGGCAGGGGAAGTTGAAAATCCCAGCCTTGAGGCAGGGGAGGTTGAAAAGCCCAGCCCTAAGGCAGGGAAGAAAAGACCATATGGCAAGCATAAGCCACCGGAGGCTACGGTAGAGTTTCGTTTTTCCACGGAGGAGGAACTGCGAAACAAGCCAGCGGTGCCGCAGCTTATCGGTCTTAAGGAGATTGTTGACAGTCCCACGGCACGGAGCGTGATCGGGGAGGCCATCTTGGCAGGCAGGAAAGCTATACGGATGTCACCCATACAGAACAACGCGGAATTTATGCAACGGATCGACGATTACTTTGAGATGGCACAAGGACGTAGCCTGCCGCCCACGGTCGAAGAGATGTCGCTTTATTGCGGTTATACATCACAATCCCTTCGAGATTGGGCGTCGGGCCGCAAAAAAGGCTTTGATGATGAGCCATTTCCGGGCTGTACCACTGCTTTGATCGCCAAAAAGGCCATTGAAATGATGCATAATGTTGACGCCGTCATGGCTGAAACGGTAATGAAAAACCCAGCGGCGTACATTTTCCGCAGCAAGAACTATTATGGCATGGCGGACCGGCAGGAAATCACCATAACGCCTGCCGAAAATTCCACGGCGCCGCTGTCGGCTGAAGAAATATCCAAACGCCTGCCGGACCCCGAAGCTGACTATGAGGTAGAATGAAAATCCCAGCAGGACACAGAAAAACCGCCTTGGAAATCCCAAGGCGGCGTTTCAATTTCCCAGGGGGATGTCAGATTTTGTATTCCGGTGCTTCAAGATAGTCCATCATGGCGTTGAAGTCATCGTCATAACCGTCCGGTCCGGCGAGAAGGAGAAGGTCAGCAGCGGCACGCTTGCCGTAGAGGTTCATGTATTCCAGGATGTCGTTTTTTGTCAGCATGGTGTTAGCTCCTTTCAAAATCCCAGTGGTATGCGGTAACGGTTTTCAAAATCCCAGCTTCAGTCGATCACAAAGTGCTTTCCCTCCAACAGCAGGACGGTACCGCTGTCCGACTGTACGAGGAGCGTATGCTGTCCGGCATCGCGTATTGAAAATTCCAGGTAACCGTGTAGCCGTTCAGAATTGGCTTGTGCGCGGGTCAGGTGGATGATGCCGAGGCTGTCAATGATCCAGCCTTTGTGCTCACAGTAAGCTTGCAGCGTTCTGTCCGTCATCGTTCTACACCCTTTCAAAATCCCAGGGGCGGGGGCGAAAATCCCAGCCCCTATGCGGTTTCAAAATCCCAGCTTTTAGGCAAGAGGGACGATCACGTTACCCTCACGGCAGTATTTATCGCCTCTGAGCAGTCCCACTTTATCATACTTCCAATCAAAATTCCATGGCGTTATAACATCGTCAGCGTATCCGCTCATGGATTGATCATATTTCTGACGGTATTTTTCCTGCCAAACGAGCTCTTCAGCCCTCCGGCGTGTGATGCGTTTATATCCATCGTTCTCAAGCTGTGCAATCGCGTTCTTGTCGGTCATAAAAGCCCATTTGAGGTAATAGGTGTTCGCAAAATCACGGTAATAACGGACGAAATAGGCCTTTTTCATGGTGAAATCTCCTTTCAAAATCCCAGCCCGGAGGCAGGGGCGGGGTTCAAAATCCCAGCCCCTATGCAGTTTCAAAATTCCAGCTTTTAGGCGTCGGCACGATAGGCGGCAGCGATGTAGCTGTCGAATATGTAGCGTCCTGTTCCCTTTAATGCGTGGTATTCGTCTTTTGACAGTGAAATTGTTCTGATAGTGCCGTCCGGCTGACCGTAGCAATCCGTAGGGAGCTCATAATAATCCTTCAACGGTACGACTTTAACTTTGAACGGGTGAGCGTCGGTTTTAGGATAAGTGCCAAGGAATGCTTGTCGCGTTTCTTTTGCTGTCAATCCTCTTGTGTACTTGGACCACAATATCATTCTTCCGTTTTCCAGGGTATACCATTCGATACGATAATTCTTCATGGTGAAATCTCCTTTCAAGGCCCTAATTAACAGGTGATTATTTTAGCGTGAAGGTATAGCTCCAAACGGCCTTTTGTTCTCCGTTCGGCGAAATTGAGGTTATAGTTACGGGAAGATACCCGGCGTAGGTGTAGCCGTAGCTTACCCGGTCCCCATAGAGTAGCCATGAAATAGCATTATTGTACTGCTGCCCGGTTATCGTTTTGGTTTCGGTTTTTGTGGGCTTGCTTTTCCAGCCTTTTCCGGAGGCTGCTTTGTCGTACAGCTTGCGCGTTTGGGTTATGGTGAATTGCGCGTCGTAATATTCGGCGCTGTGTGTTCTTAAGTGTTTACGCATTGTTTTTCCCTCCGCTTTTGTGTTAGGTTATGATTTTGAGTGCTAATTTTTCCAGCTTTAAAACTGTATAGGCAATAAATAAGATTGACAGTATTTGAATCATATTTTTTCTACTTTCCGTAATGGTTCATACAGGGCAAAACTTGCCCGCATATAATTCCGGCTGTAAATAGGATTTAAACCTATAGACGTTAGATAAAGCTCTATGCAGGTTGAAACGTCGTCAAGGCCTAAACTGATATAATTATTTCGTAAAAATCGAAATAGCATGCGGGCCTCTTCATAGTTTCCGGCTTTAACTAGCCGGGCATGCTGCTGCATTATTGCGCCTTTTATCGTCATATGCTTTTATCCTTCCTCTAATGGCCTTTTTAGGGCTTTCCCTGCATAGTGTGATAGAGTATCAAACCATGCAAGAAAAGCGTTTAAACGGGGATTTAACGGGGTTTTCGCCGGTCCTCTTTTCAAGGCTTGCAGCGCAAGCCTTTTTGTTGTCAATGGGCGTCCGCGTACGTGTTTTGTTTTCCAATGCATCCGGTTTTGTGCTCTTTGCAAATATTGCAGTTTCCGGGGCATTTAAACGTGTTAGCAGGCTTTTCCTCTTCCGCAAAACGGACCGCAAAAACGGGCATTTTATAGGGATTCGGGAACGGTACTGCAATAATGTTTCCGTTTTCGTCTTTTGTTTTCCATTCGGAAAACATAACACAAAGATTGTCGGGCAAGTTTCCGTTTTCCTTTATCCATTTGTTGACAAGGCTATATTGTTTTGTATACGTCCAAAAGATAAAATGTTTATACGTTTTAGCTATGCGGACCATGTTATCAAAATAGTCATAATCGGGAATGTCTCCGCCCACGTGCCAACGGAAATAAAAGTTTGCTTTCCTTCTTTGAATTGCCTTTTCAATTTGGTTGAAATATTCGGCCCTGTTGTAGAGGGCAAGCGCTGTATTTCTAGCGCGGGCTAATAGCACATTAGGATATTGGAGACAAGCTTTTATATCGTAGCAAATGCGAATACAAAACTTGCACATAGGGCCGCAAGTAAGGACAGGGGAAAGTGATACATTCATTACATGACCTATTTTGACGTTTCCGGTTGAAATCGAAACTTTAAGGAAAGAGCCTTTTTCAATCTCCGCCTTGTAATGGTTAATCGCTGCTTTGAGAAGGCTAATAACCTTTTTAAGGGTTTCGGTTTTAAAGCCTTGCGCGATTGATTTAGCCTTTTTTGCGGCCTTTTTAATAGTGCTCTTAATGGTGCTCTTCATTGCTTTATCCTCTTTTCTTTTGTCGTTTGTGGGCTTGTTTTCAAGCCTTGAAAAGAGGACCGGCTTTTTTCCTGTTATGATGTTTTCAAGGTGCTGTCGTCGTTTGTTATCGTTTACGTTTACTATTATATTCATTTAAACATAAATGTCAATAGTAAAATCAAGAATTTACGTAAATAATCGCGTTTATTTATAATCCTGTCTCCCTGCCTGCTGCCTGCCTGCTGCCTGCCTGCTGCTGCCTGCTGCTGCCTGCTGCCTGCCTGCTGCCTGCCTGCTGCCTGCCTGCTGCCTGCCTGCTGCCTGCCTGCTGCCTGCCTGCTGCCTGCCTGCTGCTGCCTGCTGCTGCCTGCTGCCTGCCTGCTGCCTGCCTGCTGCCTGCTGCTGCCTGCCTGCCTGCTGCTGCCTGCCTGCCTGCTCTTCATTTGGTAGACGTCTTTTGATCCTGTTTATTTGGCGTATTTTGTTAGATATAGCTAACCGCCTGGGGGAAATATGGGGCCGCAGCCGGGAGCCGCGGGGTTAATGGCCAGACCACACGCCAAAGAAAAAAGGCGTATATAAAAATACGGATACTGGTTGACAAGTATCCGTATACGTGATATAGTATGTGTACAGAAGGAGTTGATCACATGAAAAACGTAGTCGCGTATCTTAGGGTTTCAACTGACGGGCAGACCGGGGAAGATAAATTCGGTCTTGAATCACAGCGCCAGATGATCATTGATTACTGTGCCAAGAACGAGCTCAACATTCTCGACTGGTACACTGATGAGGGTATCTCCGGTGCCTCTGATGACAGGCCTGCCTTCAATCAGATTGTTTATGGCGACGTCACCAATCCTCCGTATGAGGCGGTTGTGGTTGCAAAGTCTGACCGTATTGCCAGGGATATCTACATCTACTTCGCGTACAGGAATGAGTTGCGCAAGAAGAACATAGATGTCATCAGTGTTACTGAGGACTTCGGAATGTTTGGCGTATACGCGCCTATCCTGGAGGCCATGCTTGCCGCTATGGCACAGGTAGAACGGCAGAACATTAACATGCGTACCTCTGGCGGGCGGAAGATAAAAGCGGCACATGGCGGCTACAGCGGCGGACGTGCTCCTATGGGGTACAAGGTACAGAATGGAAACCTTGTCATTAACGAGGATGAAGCACCTACGGTCCGGCGGGCCTTTGAACTTCGGGACAGTGGGATGGTGCTGATGAGCATCGTTGATACGCTGAACAAAGAAGGGTACACCACCCGAAATGGAAAGCCGTTCGTCATCAGCACGGTCCAGAGCATCATTAACAACCGCAAGACCTATGAGGGCTGGTACCACTACGGCAAAGACGGTGAATGGGTGAAAGGCGTTCACGAACCGATTCTGAAGTGAGGTGGTGGCATGAAACGGCGCAGGGACGATCCGATTGACGACCTGATCTGGTACGAAGCAGCGCTGGACGAGGACGGGTTCGACTACTGGGTGCTCTTCGGCGACAAAGAGCGTCGGGAACGCGCCGAACGGGAAGCCCGTAAAGCTCGTAAGCAACGCAGGCGTGTAAACAACACCCAATTCTCTCTTCCGGCGATGTTGTTCCTCGTGCTCCTGGGACTCGTCCTGGTAGCGATAACCACAGGCCGGTAGGCGCGGAAGCCCCCGGTATGTGATAAAAATGCGGAAATCCGCAAAAATTCTCTGGAATAGAAAAAGCGCAGGATTAACAGAAATCTATTATAAAAAAGCCCCTCCTTGGATGGGGGAGGGAAGAGCCGATGGGCTGTGAGGAATCACAGCCCTGTTTATTTTTGGAGGAAAAAGCATGGAAAGTAAACAGCTGGTGGAGCGGATACTGGCGTCAGACCTGACGAACGTGACGAACATCGGGTATCTGTTCGACATGGCGAGGAATCTGGACGACATTGATCTGGCGAAGAGGGCGAGAGCCTGTGCGCTGAAGGCGGTCAGGAGTGATGCACGGGCATATGAGCTTGCCAGGGAGATATACGACTGGCTGGCTACCAGGGACTTTGACAGCTACCTGATCGCTCTGGAGTGGAACAGGAAGCCGGAGGAGCGGTTCTACATGCCGCGGAGAAAGCAGCTTAAGGCGGCGGTGGACGGTTTACAGGCGCTGGCGGACGATAATCTGGATGAGCTCTTCCTGTCGTGTCCACCTCGCGTGGGAAAATCAACTCTGCTGTTATTTTATACGACGTGGGTGATGGGGCGTAACAGTGAGCTTGCGAATCTGTACTGCGCGTACTCAGATACGATTACGAACGCTTTCTATAACGGCATATTGGAAGTGCTGAATGATCCGGTGACGTATCGTTGGCATGAGATATTCCCCAATAGCCAGATAGCTGCCACGAACAGCAAGGACGAGACGATTAACCTAGACAGGAAGAAGCGGTACGCCTCCCTGACGTGCAGGTCACTGTACGGCACGCTGAACGGTGCGGTGGATGCGAACGGTATCCTGATATCTGATGACTTGCTGTCTGGTATCGAAGAAGCTTTGTCGAAGGATCGGTTGATAACTGCCTGGGGAAAAGTGGACAACAACATGCTCTCCCGTGCCAAGGGCGGGTGCAAAATACTTTGGTGTGGAACGCGGTGGAGCCTTGCGGACCCGATAGGACTGCGGATTGATACACTGACGAATAACGAGAACTTCAAGGGCAGGCGTTTTCTGGTTATTAATTTTCCGGCGCTCGACGAGCATGATGAGAGCAACTTTGATTATGACTATGGGGTGGGCTTCACGACTGAGTATTACAGGCAGAGGCGTGCGTCCTTCGAACGAAACAACGACCTTGCATCCTGGAACGCGCAATACATGGGCGAACCGATAGAGCGAGAAGGAACGGTCTTCTCACCGTATGACTTCCGGTACTTTAACGGCGTTCTTCCTGACGGGGATCCCGACCGGATTTTCATGGCCGTTGACCCGGCATGGGGTTCAGGTGACTATGTGGCGTCACCGGTCATCGCCAAGTACGGTAACGATCTGTACGTCATCGACGTGGTCTATGACAACAATGACAAGCGCATCACGCAGAAGCTGATCGCGGATATGGTGCTCAAGTATAACGTGTCCGCGATGCAGGTTGAAGCTACGAAGATGACCGCCGCTTATGCGGAAGGCGTGGAAGAACTGCTCAAGGAGAAGGGCAAGAAGATCAACTTGACCACCAAAGCGGCACCGCAGACGATAGGCGGCAAGACACAGCGCATCTTCGACAAGGCACCGGACATTCGGGAGCGGATGGTCTTCCTGGAGGACGGCAAGCGCAGCAAGGCGTACAGTCTGTTCATGCAGAACGTGTTCTCATTCAAAATGGTGGGCAAGAACAAGAACGATGACGCGCCGGACAGCCTGTGCATGGCTATCGACATGGACCAGATGACCGCGTTCAAAACACGAATAATTGACCGTTTATGGTGAGCAGAACGTTCGGGATATTATACGAACAAAAGAATAAAATTTATTCAATAAAGTACGTGAATTTAATTGACAAAACCCATATGTTGTGGTACGGTGCAATTGGGATAAAGGGTATAGCACCTTTTTGAGGGGAGGTATGCGGCATGGAACCGATGAATCTGCACGGACGCAGACGGATCGTCACCGACTATGACGAGATCACAGCGGCGAACGTGAAAGAGGCTCTGGGCAAGGCAATGGCGGTTCACGTTCGGAATGAGCGGGAAATCCGGTACCTCCTTCGCTATTATCGCGGCATCCAGCCGATTCAGGATAGAGTGAAGGACGTGCGGCCTGATATCACCTACAACACGGTGATCAACCATGCGTCCGAGATCGTAGCCTTCAAGACGAGCTACCTGCTCTCCGATCCAATCGTCTATATCTCCCGCACACGGGCTGACGAAGACGGCAACGAGGTGTCGGAGAAGGTCAGCAGGGTGAACGACTTTATGCTCCTGGCAGGCAAGACCGCCTGCGACAAGGAGCTTGCGGACGACTTCACGATCACAGGCGTGGCGTACCGCAAAGTAGTTGCGAACCCGGACTACGATGGCGAGGGTACCAGCCCGTTCATCGTCTCGACCATGAATCCCGCCAAGACCGGAGTGGTGTATAAGAACACCTCTGAAAAGCATTCCGAGCCGGTCTTCGCGTTCACATATATCGACCGTGGCATGAAGCTCGGAAGGGTGACGACGGTCTACAGCAAAGACCTGATCTTCACGATTGAGCGCGGCGTGATTCACACGGAGGAGAATCCCCTGGGGATGATCCCGATCATCGAGTACGTCAATAACGAGTTCCGCATGGGCGCGTTTGAGCCGGTTATTGACATGCTGAATGACGCAAACGTGCTGGAGAGCAACCGCATCGAGGCGACGGAGCAGAACGTGCAGAGCCTGATGTGGTTCAACGACGTGGACCTTGACGAAGAGCAGGTCACGCGCCTGCGGGAGAAGCCGAGCGCGTTTGTGTTCACCAGGACGATCAAGGACTCGGTCGCACCGAACATCAAGAACATTGTCGTGGACCTTCAGCAGGCTGACCAGCAGGTGCTGGCAAACGACCTGTACAAGAAAATGCTGACCATTGTCGGCATGCCGTCCACAGGCGACGGCAACACAGCGGACAGCTCGAACAACGGCTCGACCATTGTCAGGAACGGCTGGCAGCACGCCGAGGCACGGGCGAAGGATACGGAGACGCTGTGGCAGAGGAGCGACAGGCGGTTCCTGCAAGCGGTGATCAGCATCAGCGATGCACTGCTTGCGGAACGGGGACTGCCGAGGCTGGAGCTTCGGGCTGACGAGATTGTCGGCAAATTTACCCGCCGCAATTACGAGGATGTCATGACGAAGGCCACGGTGCTGACCACCCTGCTGGGGAGCCCGAAGGTGCATCCGCGGATTGCTTATCAGGTCAGCGGTATGGTGCCTGACCCTGAGGAAGCATACGAGCAGGGCATGAAATGGTATGAAGAGCAGATTGCGCAGGCAATCGCAATGGGAACAGAGGTAGCGGATACATCGAATTCGTACTACCGGCGGAGGTATGGGTATGGAAGTGGACGTGAGGCAGTGGCCGGAACTGCTGGATCTTCTGTCCAAGGAACTGTCGGCTCACAATACAGTCGAACTGAAGTTCGAACGGGATCGACAGACGGGGCAGGACAAAGTGGTTCTGATCAGGATTGACCGGAAGGTCAAGACCCAAGAGTATATAACTGAGCGACGTCCCTGAGTGGGGGATGGAGACAGCCGATGGGCTATGAGCGGTGCAGACCGTTTATAGCCCTTTTTCTTTAGGATTTCAGCCGGTAACGGCTTTGAAATAGCACGCAGAGAAGCGTGGGTAAACAATTCGCAGAAATCGTGCGGAGATGCACGTTAAAAGCGCAGGAGGGGTTTATGGATACCAGCAAAATCGCGGGATACGCGGAGATGACGGCAGAACAGAAGATTGCGGCGCTTGAGGGCTATGAACCGGAAGCACCAGATCTGTCCGGGTACGTGAAGAAGGAGCTTCTGGATAAAGCAGCGTCTGAGGCTGCTGGCTACAAGAAGCAGCTTCGGGAGAAGATGACGGCGGATGAGGCCGCAGAGGCTGATCGGCTGGCTAAACAGCAGGAGTTCGACGACAGGTACAAGGACCTGGAAGCAAAGTACAACGCGCTCCAGCAGCAGAACGTCATCGCCGAGTACAAGAGCAAGCTCCTTGGACTGGGGTACGAGGAAAAGCTTGCTGCGGCTACCGCGAAAGCGATGGCTGAAGGCGACATGCAGACGGTGTTCGCAAACCAGGCAAAGTTCATGGAAGCGCAGGAGAAGGCGCGGAAAGCCGAGGCCTTGAAGAAGATGGGCGGTTCTTCAAACGGCGGCGGTGAGGACGGCGGTGAGGATGATCCGAGCGACCCGGTGGCTTTGGCCAAGGCACTGGGTAAGGCGAAGGCAGAATCCGGCAAAGGCACCGCTGACATTTTGAGTCAGTACACGCTCAAGTAACATGAGGAGATGAAAAGCGATGATTTATCAGAAGACCGAATTCGGCGGGACTGTTGAGATTCTCGCCGCTGATGAATTCAAGGCGATCCCGATCAAGCTGGCGGCTACGTCCGGCGTGGTCAAAGCGGGTACGCCGATCACTGCCGCTGGTGCGGCTGACACGGACGGCGCGGCTGCGGCTGGCATCCTGCTCTATGACGTGGATGTTGCACGCAATCCGAACGGTGCCATCGTTGTCGAGGGCATTATCGACCTGACCAAGGCGAAAGCGCATTCCGGTGTTTCCGGCATGACCGCGGCCAAACTGAAGACTGCTGTTCCCGGCATTGTCTGCCGTGAGAACATCGGTGTCAATGAGTAAGCGGGGGTGAAGACTAATGAACATTCGTGATCTGTTTACGCCTGCCGCTGTTGCGGCGAACTGGACGGAAGTTGCGTCTAACCGCATTCCGTATCTCGGCGAGGGCCTGTTCCCCGCCCGTAAGAAAGCTGGCCTGGACCTGTCCTGGCTGAAGGGCTCCAAGGGCCTGCCTGTCTCCCTGATGCCGTCTGCGTTTGACGCGAAGGCGACCTTCCGTGACCGCATCGGCTTTGAGAAGCTGGAGACGGAAATGCCGTTCTTCCGTGAGGGCTACAAGCTCAAGGAACGTGACCGCCAGGAGCTCCTGCGTGTCTCTGAGAGCAATGATCCCTATCTGGCTGGCATCCTGATGCGTGTCTATGACGACGCCAACGACCTGATCGAGGGCGCGGCTGTCGTGCCGGAGCGCATGCGCATGGCTCTGCTGTTCGCCGAGGGCGGCGACGCGCAGATCGCTATCAAGGCGAACGGCGTGGATTACAGCTACAACTACGACCCGAACGGCACCTGGAAGGCGAACAACTACACCGCGCTGTCTGGTACGTCCCTGTGGACTGCTGCGGCGACGGCTGATCCGTTCGCGAACTTCAAGACCGTAAAGGACGCCATCCGTGCCAAGACTGGCACCGAGCTCGTCACCGCGGTGATGAACACCTACACGTTCAACCTGCTGGCGAAGACGGACGCGGTGAAGAACCGTTACCTGACGGTCAACGGCCTGAACCTCGGTTATCTGACCGACGCCGAAGTCGCGGCGGTTGTGCGCGGCACGTCTGGCCTGAACATCGTCGTGTACGACAAGCAGTACAAGGACGAGAGCGGTGTGGCTCATGCCTTCGTACCGGACGGCTACGTTGCGCTGGTTCCCGCTGGCAACCTCGGCTCCACCTGGTACGGCACCACGCCCGAAGAGGCCGACCTGATCGGCTCCAGCGCGGCTGAAGTTGCCATCGTGAACACCGGTGTTGCGCTGACCCGCATTGTCGAGCCGCATCCGGTTAACATCAACCTCTTCGCCTCCGAAATCGTTCTGCCCAGCTACGAGCGGATGGACGAAGTTGCGCTGCTGAAGGTTATCGCCTGATGAAGTGTACGCCTAAGTACAACGTCATCTACAACGGCGAGTTTCATGCGGCGGGCAGACCGTTTGAGATTGAGGAAAAAGACGCCGAAGAGATGAGAGCGCATGGCACTGTTGAAGGGGAGAGGCAGGAGACGATCCTTGCGACGGCTCCTGCCCCGAAGACCCGTGGCAGGGCCAAGAAGGAATAAAAGGAGGGGTGGACAGTGACTTCGGAAGATCTTCTTTCGCGCATGCACGCCATCATTGGCACAGAAGTATATGGGCATGACGACACAGAGTTGCTGTCCACCTACCTCGATCTTGCCGCAGAGAAAATCCTGAACAGGCGGTATCCGTTCGGCGTGCCTGAGGGCGCGACGGTGGACCCGCAGTACTACGGCATTCAGCTGGAAATAGCGGTGTACCTGTTCAACCATCGCGGAAGTGAGGGCGAGTCCCTGCACTCCGAGAACGGCATCAGCCGTTCCTACGGTGGTCAGACGGATGTACCGCCTGCGCTTCTTCAGCGCGTCACACCGAAGGGGATGGTGTGCTGATGCAAGGGCTTTACAGGAACAAGCGGAAATGCTGGTACGCGCTGTACACGGGGCAGGACGAGGAAATCGTGACCGAGGACGGACTGCTTACCGGGCATTACAGGCCTATCTACGGCAACCCTGTCGAAGTCTGGGTGAACGCTTCCACGACGTCTGGCATCACGAACAACAACATCGCCGGACGTGTTGAGCGGTACGACTTCGGTATCGTGCTGGACTACCAGTACACGATCAACCCGATACCGGACAATTGTCCGATTGATGAGATGAGCGTGTTCTGGATGGACACCGTACCGGAGATCAACCCTGACGGGAGCACGGATACGCCGTTTGATCACATCGTCACCCGCATCTCCAGCGCGGTTAATCACCGCGCCTGCCAGATTGCGAAGGTTGTGCGTAGCGACGGGGTGGTCGTGTGATCAAGATGACGAGCAACGTCGCCGATGTCATCAGCCGATTACAAAGCAAAGTAGAGGACATAAATGCAGCCGGTTCTTTGATTTGTGAGTCGCTGGCGTATGTCGGTGAGGAAGTTGCTTCCGACGGCTTCTCTGGCGCGGAGTATCCAGGCACGAACGACGTCTCGGTCAGCGTAGAGGCCGGGGAGAAAGAGGCGAGGGTTGTCGCCGAAGGTCAGGCTGTCGCGTTTATCGAGTTTGGTGCCGGTGTGAGCATGCCAGGATATCCGGGGCCGATGCCTTCCGGTGTATCGCCTCGCGGTACATACGGTAAGGGCAAGGGCGCCAATCCCAACGGATGGATTTACAAGGGATCCTCTGGCACCGGCGCGGTTATGCCGGTGTCGGATAGACACGGGGTTGAGAAAGCGGGAGTTTACAGGACCTACGGCAACCCGCCAGCATCGGCGATGTACCACGCAGTGATCGAGATGGAAGAACGGTACAAGGAAGTGGCAAAGGAGGTGCTGGAATGATCGACGCAGAGACGAAGATTTATGACAGCATCGTGCGAAGCCTCAGGGAGAAGTACTCCTGGGCTTCGAACATACGGTTTGCCAATGACTATGTGCAGTCTCCGTCATCGTTTCCATTCGTGACGATTCTCGAGCGGGAGAACCGCACGCACATCCAGACGATGGAGAGCAGCAACACCGAGGTGCTGGGCGTCCTCGATTACGAGGTTAACGTTTATACCAATTCACAGGCCAAGCGCAAGCAGGAGGCGCGGAAGATCGCTTCGGCGGTTGATGCAGAGCTCCTGGCGCTGGGCTTTCGGCGTAGAACGATGGAGCAGGTGCCGAACCTGGCCAATGCTTCCGTTTATCGCATCTTAGCGCGGTATACCGCGCATATTGAAGAGGATGAAGACGAGTTCATCCTCTACAGACGACCGTAAGAAAGGAATGATTGACTATGGCAGCTGGCATCAGCACGTATCAGACTTATCTGATGTATAAGGCTTCCGGTTCCACCGGCTACTCCAAGCTGATCGACATCGTGTCCTTCCCGGACATGGGCTCCGAGCCGGATACCATCGAGACGACCTCCTTGACCGACAACATGCAGACCTTCATCCCCGGCATCATCTCTTCCGATGGTAACTGGACGTTTGAAGCGAACTACACTGCCTCCAACTACAGCATGGTCCATGCGCTGGACGATGGCGCTGAGAAGGACCTGGCGGTCTGGTTTGGCGGTTCTGGTGTTGGTCAGGCGGCTACCCCGACTGGCAATAAGGGCAAGTTCACCTTTAAGGGCTATGTCAAGCCCACTGTCGCTGGCGGCGGCGTGAATGAGAAGGTCACCATGAACGTGGTTGTCACCGTCTCTGGTGAGGTTACCTGGAGCGCGACCTGATGAGGTCTAAAGTATGAGAACGAGACAGAATAAGGAGAGTAAGAGCATGAGCGCAGTTAAGCCGATTCGCTTCGAGTACGAAGGTACGAATTATACGCTGGAGTTCAACCGCAACACGATTCGCACGATGGAGAATCAGGGCTTCCGTGCGGACGAGATGGGGAGCCGTCCGATGACGATGCTTCCCCAGCTTTTTGCAGGCGCTTTCCAGATGCATCACCGATTCCTGAAGCGGGATGTGATCGAGGAGATTTACTCGCATATGGGTAACAAGGAAGCGCTGATGGAAAAGCTTGCGGAGCTCTATAACGCACCGATGGAAGCGCTGTTGTCCGAGCCGGAGGACGACAAGGGAAACGTGATCTCCTGGACGGCGGAGTAAATCCGTCGCCCAGGGATGATTCCCCGCAGACTTATACAGAGGTCTTTGAGAGCCAGTTCCCAGCCTACCTTGCAATGGGGATGTCCTATGCCGAGTACTGGGAGATGGACGCCTATCTGGTCCGCGCATACCGTGAGGCCGATAAGATCCGGCAGCAGCGCAGGAATGAACAGGCATGGCTTCAGGGCGCGTATATCTACGACGTCATGACCCGGCTATTCTCGATCTACAACCCCTTCGCGAAGCATCCGAAGGCAGAACCGTACAGGGATAAGCCGTTCGAGCTTGAGCCGAAGGAAGAGATTGTGGTCGAGGAACTGACCAGTGAAGAACTGGATCAAAAGGTGGAAGAGAGCCGTGATGCCTTTATGGCGATGATGCTGAGAACAAACAAAGACCGGTCTGAACGCAAAGAGGGAGGTGGGACCGATGGCGGAACTTGATAAACTTGAGATCGTTGTCACAGCCGATACAAAGGGGGCTGAGTCATCGATCTCATCTCTTTGTAAGCGCCTTGCTGAATTGCAGGGCAGGATAAATGCCATATCAATCAAAGGCCTGGGGCAGAAGATATCGAGTATCAGTAAAGCTTTGGATGCCGGAAGGACTGTAAAGGACCTTGGTTCCGTTAATAAAGCGGTCGAGAGAACTGCGAGAACACTGACTAAAGCAGGGAAGATACAGGACCCGTACTGGAGCGCCGATGCTATCCGACAGCGGAGTCTGGCCAATCTTGAGAAGACCTACCAGGGGCATGTGGCATCGCAGAATGCGCAGCGTATGCAGGCGCTGATGCAGAGGCATGGCGGGGTAAATCCGGTTACTGGGTATAAAGCTTCGACTGGTACATATAAGCAGAACTGGGAGGCTTATCAGCGGAGCCTTGAGCAGTACACCACCCGACGAAGCTGGGGTGGTGTTGGAGCCGACGAGCTTGGCAAGAGTGCACGAGCGGCGATGGGGCTGGCTGATAACATGGACCGTGCCGGTGCATCGATCAGGGAAGTACAGGATGCTATCAGCAGCATTGGGCAGACTGCGTCGGGCGGATTTCCTGCCATCCAGGAGGCAGGCGGGGGCATTACAAGTTGGCTTCAGGGCTTGACCGGTGGTCTGCCTGGTCGGCTGGCTCAGATTGCTGAAAACCTGAAAACCGCTGGCAGCGCGGCACTCGACTTTGGCAAGGCTGTCGGTTCCGCCGCGATTCACGGTTTCGGCTCTGTCATGCAGGGACTGCTCCGGCCTGTTACGAGGCTGAGAGACGGTTTCACCAACATGACCACGGCCTTGCAAGGACTGTTATCCAGGTTCGGCAGACTCGCGGTGACACGCCTGTTCAGGATGGCGATACAGGCAATCGGCAGGGCAATCTCTGAAGGGATAAACAACGTTTATCAGTACAGCGCTGCATTGAATGGAAGCTTCAAAGGGGCAATGGATTCTGCGGCAACGTCAATGCAGTACTTTAAGAACAGCATCGGCGCGGCGGCGGCACCGCTGATTCAGACCTTCATTCCTTATCTGAATGCCGCGGTGAGCGCGATTGTCACTTTCATCAATATCATTAACCAACTGTTCGCGGCGCTCGGTGGTGCGGTGAGCTTCACCAGGGCGAAGAAGTCGGTTACCGAATTCGGTAAGGCGGCTAAAGGCGCAGGCGGGGGTGCTGGTAAGGCGGCGAAGGAAATGGACAAGTTCCTCGCCTCCTGGGATGAGATCACGAACATCAAGACACCGGATGACTCCGGCGGTGGTGGCGGTGGCGGCGGTGGCGCCGGTGACTTCCTTGACATGTTTGAGGAGGCACCGATTGATCAGGCCATCCTGGATGCCATTAACAGCGGCAACTGGTACGGGCTTGGCGAACTGCTTGCGCAGAAGCTGAATGACATCCTGCCGTCTGAAGAGCAGATGTACGCCTGGGGCCGTCGGCTTGGCGAACTGATCAACAACGGCATCAACGTGGCCCTCGGTTTCATGCGGACCTTCAACTTTGTTGGTCTTGGGCAGCGGATTTCGATGTGGCTGAACGGAGCGATCTCTGCTATCGAGTGGGATAAGCTCGGAGCGCTGATCATGCGTCAGACGTTGGCTCTCTGGGATATGGCAATCGGCTTTATCCAGAGGCTCGACTTCGGCCAGATTGCGAGGGCTGTCAGTGACCTGTTGTTGGGCGCTTGGCGTGAACTGACGAACTGGCTCAATGGCTGGGACTGGTCCGAGATGGGCCGCATGGTTGCAGATAAGATCATTGACTTCCTGACGAACATCAAGTGGGAAGAGCTTGGACAGACTCTGTGGGAGCTCTTCAATGCCGGTGTCAAGGCAGCGGCGGACTTCTTCACTGCTCTGGATGAGGTCTTCTCCGAGAAGCTCGGCCCGATCTGGGATGTTGTAAAGGGCATCGGAGCGGCCTTCCTGCTGTGGAAGCTTGCGGATGGACTGCTTGGCGGATTGGACCTGGTTAGTGATGTGCTGGCGTTGATTAACACCACGACAGTCGGCATCGGTTTGATCCTCACTGGTGTGTATACCCTGGTCCAGGGAATCATTGATCAGGTGACCAATGGACTTAGCTGGGACAGCCTGGGTACGCAGATAGGTGGAATCATCATTCTGCTTGGCGGATTGTACCTGCTACTTGGACCTATCGGTGTAGCCATAGGCGCGATAGTCACGGGCATCACCGAGTTCATTCTCGGACTTAAAGAGTGGATGGAGGTTGGCAAGCCGAGCAATGAGATTCTGACGCAGATGAGCGTCGGTATAGGATTGATCGGTGCTGGCATTGCATTGCTGACCGGTGCATGGATCCCGCTGTTGATTGCGGGTATCGGAATCGCGGTGCTTTGGATTGTCGGCAAATGGGATGAGATCAAGCAAAAAGCCGCAGAGGTCTGGGAGAAGATAAAAGAAATCTGGGGCGTGGCTGTCGAGTGGTTTAAGGACACGGTTATCACGCCGATAGCTGAACTGTTTGAAAGCATTAAGGCAGGAATCAAGCTCGCCTTTGATGCAGCCTGGGAGTTTGTCAGAGACAAGTGGTCAGCGGTTGCTGAGTGGTTCAGCATGACTGTCATTGGGCCGTTGAAACTGGTCTTTGAACCGATTAAGGCGGCGATTGAGGGCTTCCTGAATGACCCGATAGGCACGATCCAGACAGCTTGGACAACGTTCGCGGAATGGTTCAACACGACGTTCATTATCCCGGTTACGACCTACTTCAATTCACTGAAGGCCAATATCGAACTGGGCTTTGAAGCGGCGAAGCAGTTCATCATGGACTCCTGGCTGACGGTAGCGGAGTGGTTCAATACAACGATCATCACGCCGGTCGTCAGCTACTTCAACTCCTTGAAGGCTAACATTGAATTGGCATTTGAGGCAGCAAAGCAGTTTGTGACAGACGCGTGGTCAACTGTCTCCGAATGGTTCAGCACGAATGTTACTACACCGATTCAAAACGTGTTTAGCCCCTTAGAGGGAGCGATTACCGGATTTCTCTCCAATCCCGTCGGTGCGATCAAGCAGGCCTGGGTGAACATAAAGCAGTGGTTCCAGGATACCATTATCACGCCGATAAGTACCGCGTTCTCCGGTCTTGGTAGTACGATTAAATCTGCGTTCTTTGGTGGCATCAATTCAGTTATCAATGGTCTTAACTGGTTTATTGGAAAGGTAAACGCGGTTGGTGTTGACTTCGACGGATACTCGGTTGAAACATTCTGGGGACCGTTGCAGGTTATGCCAGCAGTTCATCTGCATCCGTTTAGCCTGCCAACAATTCCGACGCTTGAGTACGCCGAAGGCGGTTTCCCGACCGAAGGTGAGATGTTCATCGCCCGTGAGGCCGGACCGGAGCTCGTCGGACGGATGGGTAACAGGTCCGCTGTTGCGAATAACGACCAGATTGTCGAAGGTATCCGGCAGGGTGTCTACGAGGCGATGGTCGCGGCGAACAGCGGACAGAACAGCAGGGAAGTCAAGGTGTACATCGACGGCAAGGAGATCACGGACTATACCAGGAAACGGTCGAACCAGATGGCAAGGGCATTGGGGGTGTAAGGCGTGTACTTGAAGATTAATGGATACGACATCACGCACTACATCGCCAAGGGCGGTATCAAGTGGCAGCGCCAGGACGTGGACGTGGATGCCGGACGTACGATGGACGGTCTGATGCACCGCGGCAGGGTCGCCACGAAAATCCGCCTGGATATCACCTGCATTCCGCTGACCCAGGCACAGGCGATGGACCTTCTCCAGCGCCTGTTGCCTGAAAGCGTCACGGTGGAATATGAGGACCCGATGTACGGGAACTCGATCAAGCAGATGTACGCGAACAACCATCCGGCTGAGTACTTGCTGATTCAGAAGGACGGAACTGAGTACTGGCAGGGCATCACCTTCCCATTGATCGAGATGTAAGGGGTGATACTGAGTGCAACAGGTATCAGACCTTTACCTCCGGCTGATGTCGGAAACGAATCACTGCTTTGAGACGAGGCTGGAGATCGGTGACCCTGGTGTCATCCTGACGGAGAGAGGTGAGCCGATCACCTTTGGCTCGGACGGGACGAGAATCCTGTACGCCTCCTCCGGTCCTGACGCCGGATTCAGTGAAGCCCAGCTTTACGACATGGACATCACACGGCGCGTATTCTCGAATGACGTGCCGGAGGTCGGGTGCTGTGTGGCTGGCGAGATCGACGTCAGGATGCGTAAGACACTCGCCTCCATACCGCGAATGGCCCGTCTCGTACCTTGGGTGCGAGTCACTAACGGCACGGAGTATTCTGAGTGGCTTCAGAAGGGTGTCTTCTATATAGATACTCGCGAGTACACGAATAACACGGATAACGTCATCGCCACGGTCCACGGGTACGACGCGATGCTGATGGCGGAACAGCAGTTCCCGTCAACGAATAATCTGCAATGGCCTGCCAGGGACTGGCAAGTTGTTGAGTTGATTGCCCAGACGATGGGTATCGACATAGATGAGCGGACGTGGAATCACATCGTGTCGCACGGTAATCCGAATGCGGGGTATGAGCTACAGCTTCCAGCGATTTATACGTGCCGTGAGACTCTGGGGTACATCGGAGCGATGTACGCCGGAAACTGGATTATCAACGAGGTAGGGGCTCTCCGATTAATTGGAATCAACGAGCTGCCGCCTGAGACGAGATACCTGACGGACCACAATGGTTATGTCATTACGTTCGGAACGAATGAGGAGGTGAGAATCCTTGTCTGATACCATAAACCTTTTACAGCGTGCAGAATCAATGGATATCTCACCGGAGTTCGACGGTTACTCCAGAGTGGTGATCTGGCTGGACGCGAAGGACGACGACGGCAACGAGCTTTACTATGAGGCAGGAACGAGCACAGGCCGGACGCTGGAGATGACCTGCCCCTGGGGAACGCAACAAATGGCGAACGACGTGCTGGAGCGCATCAGCCCTTCCCAGGGGCGTGCATTCCAGTACCAGCCGTACACGGCTACCAGGGCGATTCTCGATCCTGCGGCGGAGATCGGTGACGGTGTGACGCTGAAGGGAACGTACAGCGGCATCTTCGCACAGGTGGAGAGCTTCGGCTCCAGGCACCTGTCCGACATCTCCGCACCTACGGAAGAGGAGATTGACCACGAGTATCCGTTCGAATCCGCGACAAGCCGAAAGACAGACCGGAAATTTGCGCAAGAACACGCCGAGAGACGGGCTGAGTTCAAAATCCTGACCACGCAGATTGATGCGAGGGTGGTTAAGGAATACGACAGCGAAACAGAAGCGTTCGGATGGAGACTGACGGAGAATCAGTTCCTCGTCTACGGTGGAACGGATGTCAGCAATCCGGTACTGCGGGTGACGAGGGACGGTCTGACAGTCCGAGGTTCTGGTACATTCACAGGAACGGTCACAGCCAATGACGGTAAAATAGGGAACTTCATCATCAAGAACGGCACGTTGCAGTACGGCAAGACATCGATGACGGACGGCAACAACGGCGTGTACATCGGTTCTAACGGCATCGCACTGGGCAAGAACTCAGCGTTCCGAGTGGATTCCGGCGGCAACCTCTACGCCACAAGCGGAACGTTCACCGGAACGGTTCATGCGGGAAGCATCCAGTATGGTGGTAATGCTGGCTACATGAGCGGCAACGGCTTGCAGAGTGGCTCCGTAGGCGGCAGCGCTGGGAACGGACGGCTTTCTGGCGGCTCAGTCGGAAACAGCAACATGGCGAACGCTACATTGTCCAAGGACAAGCTGAATGCGGCACTCCAGAATCAGATTGAAAAGATTGACGCGCTTCTGGCGGGTAACATCAGGGTGTCTTGGCTGAATGCCACGGCTGTTGCTACAAATTCCTTATACGTGAATGGCACACATTACAGCTACGGTCAGTTCTACGATATGAACGGAATGAGACGCACCGCCTTAATGGCGAACTAAAGGAGAATGAGATATGTGGACGATCACAATGGCTGATGGTTCAACCTGGCAAGCGTTTGAGTTTGGTGCGACATCCGATCTTCAGTATCTGAGGGTCGGGCTTGAGACGAAAAGCACGACACTGGCGGCTGTCGCGTTTACTGATCCTGAGAAGACGTGCCGCATGACCGCGACAGACGGCTTTCGGAACGTGGCTTATGAGGGGTACACATACCTCGACTCCATGTTCTCGGATGAGTTCGGGCGTGTGACATTCCGTCTTACGAGAGGAGGAACACAATGACGGTTCTGGACATTATCGAAAGTGCGCTGAATACGCTGAACAGCATTCATGTCAGCGGTCAGGAGGACATGAAGAAAATGCTCGGCGTGATTGAGGCGCTGACTCAGGTGCGGGACATCGCGAAGCACCCGCCTGAGTCGGACAAACCGGAAGAGGCAGGTGGGGCAGATGGCTGATAAAGCGATAAGCCAGCTTAATGCGGCAGGTCAGATTACAGCCACGGACTTGTTTGTCCTTCAGCAGAACAACGAGGCGAAGAGCTTACAAGGTCAGGTGCTTCTGAACTGGCTGACCGCGGCAGCTGACGGGCATGGAGGTATCTCCAGTATCACAAAGACAGGCACATCGGGGCTGGTGGACACCTACCGGATCACGCTTGCGGACACCACGACCTACGACTTCACCGTGACGAACGGTGCAAAGGGTGACAAGGGCAACACCGGACAGGCGTGGTACATGCACATCCGGTACGCTGACCATGAGCCGACACAGAACTCGGACATGAGCACGGCGGCGAACGACTGGATCGGCATTTACTCCGGTACGTCCAGTTCAGCGCCTACGTCCTACACCTCGTACACCTGGTTCAAGATCAAGGGTGAACAGGGCATCCAGGGTCTGCAAGGTGTATCCATTACTTCGCAGACCGTCACTTATCAGGTGTCCACGAGTGGAACGGTGACCCCGTCCGGTACGTGGAACAGCAGCATCCCGACTGTACCGCAAGGGCAGTACCTCTGGACGAGGACGGTAACGAACTTCAGTGACGGGCGCTCTCCAGTTTACAGCTACTCTGTATCCAGAATGGGCATGGACGGCTCTGGATCGGTGGTCAGCATCAACAATGTCAGTCCTGACTCCGGTGGAAATGTAACGCTGACAGGCGATAACATCCGGGTGGCAAGCGATGACACCATGTACATCTCGGATGCCATTGCGAATGCTGGCAAGGTTGAGACTGTCTCCGGCGTAGGCGTGGCTACCGGAACGAAGAACGTGCCGTTGACGGCCACGAATCTGCCGTACTCAGACAGCAACCCCGCAAGCACAGCTTCCGTGATAGAGGGAATGAGATTGATGGAAGTCACGCTTACCAATGTGTCGGACTCGTCAAGGATATTCAATATATCTGGGATTACGGCGAACCATACCTTGGTGCAGAACGGATGCGCGTATCTTTCCAATCCTGAAGCGGTGGGGAGCGATCTGACACTGACCACGGGAAACGGCACGATTTCCGTTGCGGGTACACTGACGGGCCAGACCAATATTGTTGCTACCTTCTGTGTTAAATAACGACCTATGAAAGGATGACACACCATGAACGAAACCAAGTACTTCCTGCATCAGATTAAGCACACGAACGGCGCTTATGAGAAGGGCATCGCGATCAAGGACACGTTCGAAGCGGCGAAACAGGGCTATCATGCCTACCTTGGAGCTTACGCCTACGGTCAGCAAGCCGAGACGGATTTCGTGTCCGTTGCGATCTCCGACACGAACGGCTCGATCCTGATGGCTGAGAACTGGAAAGCCCCGGTTGTCGAACCCGAACCTGAACCTGAACCTGAACCTGAACCGGAAGCGGAGGCGTAAGGTATGGCAACAAGCATTGTTCAAAGAGACGATCCGGGTACGTTATGGTACCTGCGGTATCTAGAATATACACCCAGTACCTCTTGGGGTGCGTTGAACACAGGTGCGAACTATTCGCAGGGCAAGGGATTTGTCTTCAACAAGGAGGTTGCCTGGGGCTCGGGGGTTTTCTACACCGCCACTGTTCAAACGGATGCAATATTCGCCCACGTTGTGCCGATTTCAGGCACAACTGGAAAAGTGCAGACCCTTAACGTGCGGAATGCAACGGTCAATGCTGCACTTGTTCGTGTCTACTTCCTCGTTCAAGACCCGACGATCACCGTCTCTTGGCAATAATACCCAGTGCCATAGTGATATGGCTACAAGCACGATTTCGAATTTTGTTGCTGACATTGCCCACGGGGGAACTGGTGGAACGAATATTCAGGATGCATTACAGGGGCTGGATTTGTCCTACAAGGCTGGCGATAAAGACACTCAATCCTCTGCGTTTCTCGTTCCGGGGTATATAAGTAGCGATGGTAAAACGATTTGGATTCAGATAGCCCTTCCACAGGCTATGTCTTACGTCACGCCTACCGTTACTAATCTAAAGGGCTTCTTTAGAGGGGCAAAAGGCCTGATAAACAGCAGCGATACCGTCATTTCAATCGTAACGAATGGGACGGCTGCATCCGGTTATACGGTAACGGCTACAAAGCTTAATCGCTACAACGTTCGTATCGTTATTACCCGAACTACGGCTTTTACGAATTTTCAGGCCAGTTCAGATATCCTGTTTCAGGGAACGTGGACTATTTCGTTCAGTTAATTGGGAGGTGATCCCGATCCTTAATTTTTTGATTGGCGTGATCGTTGGCGTACTCTTCTCCATCGGAGTGTACGCCATGATCACAGCCAATGATGACGATTCTTCGCGAGGACATCCACTATAAAGCAAAGGGGGTGATGCGATGTTCGCCTTCAATGAGAACACTTTGGAAATGCAGTTATCTCGCGGTGATACCGTAACGCTGGA